GCTGGTACTTTGTAATACCAAGTTCCGCCTTGATTTTGAAAACTAGCACTGGAATATGATGCGGTTAATAAATAATTTACTTGTTGATAACTATTTGTTATTTTACTGCCGTACCACAAATTGCTTCCTGAGTAAGCTCTATTGTTCCAAGTAGCTCCCAATTGAGAACCATCATCGGCATATCTACCATTTCCATTTTCCCAACTCTGACTTATAGGATAAGCATAAATGGAGTAGTTTAGTGGTAGATTTCTCATACCACAGGCTTTTAAATTCAACGTAAATTTTAATTTTGAACTACTAATTTCATTTTTAGAAATTGATTGACTTAATGTGGTTAAGTCAAACTTGATCATAGTTCTACTAAACTCTGGATAATTAAGATATGTGGCTGTTGATGGACGAGTAAAAGATCCACTATATTGTCCTTTAAAATATCCAGCGAAATTTACCACATCAACATAATAAGATACACTTGAGGTATTTGTGTTAATAATTGATTTAAAACTTGAACTGGAGAAACTACCACTGAAAGATCTGCTTACACAGTTTGATCCTGTAATACTTCCTACAAATCTGCCAGATGCGGATATAGCTGATCCAGAAATATAAAGAGATTTTCTAGGAGCAGTAGTAACATTTGATAATCTGCCTGTGAAATTAGCAATAAATGACGTATTTGGTATTACAGATGAAGTAAGACTATATGCATACCATTTACTACCAGAGTAGATAAATAGTGAAGATGTAGTATAAGCTAACCATCCATTATTGCCATATGAAGAGGCAGTAAGAGGAGGCGTGTGCCAATTTGGATCTGTATAAACCGTTGTTTTGCCTGAGTTAGAGGCGTATATCTCTAACACTTCGTCCAACCCAAAATTTTTGTTTTGGTATTTGTCAGAATTGTTAATATAAGTGTCTTGAGATGGATAAATAAAAATATGCATATTATACTACCAATCCTTTAATGTCATTGTCTGGATATTTTATTTCAAATACAGATGGGTCTTTTGATGGATAAAGAATATTGTTTTGTGTAGCAATACTTACATTATATGCTACGGGAGAATAATCACCATCATCAATTGTCAAATTCTTGATCTTCAATTCAATAACAGATTGAACGCCTTCGTTTTTCATTATTTCAAAGTTAAGTTGACTGAGATTTATTGGTTGATTAAAACTCATATTATCAATGCTCAAAAAGCTTTTAACGGATTGAATACAATTATTTAAAACATCTCGTTTATTGAAACCATTGAAAACAGTAATCTTAAACTCCAATCCCAAATTAATAATATATCCGTCTATAATGTTAATTTTATCTGTTAATATTTTGAAATTATTCAGATAACTTATTAAGTTCTGTAATGTAGCAGGATTTAGTTTGGTTAAATTTTTATTAACATCATATCCCAACAAATAAAGATTGTTGGTAAATGGATTACTTGCTTCTAAAAACTTTCTTCTATCCAATGGATTTAGTGGATTTAGATCCAATGTTTCATTTCCATTTTCATTCACTATACCTTTAATTAGTTGGTTATATTGAATGCGTCTATTTGAATTGCTTTCAACATATGCTTTAGAGATATTGCCTAAATACGTTGGCAACGAATACACTCTGAGTAAAATGTCCTCCGATGTAACCATTCTGTTTTGAGCAGAAAAATTCAATATTGCACTTTGACGTATTTCTTCATCTGTTTCAGCATTGTTACCACCTGTAGATGACTGTGGATTATTTACTCTCAATGAGTTTTTTATGTTATTTAATAAAATAACTTCACTGTCAGTCAAACTAGTGACATCATTTAAATAATCGGTACTAGCAATCTTATTTATTTCGTCGGAATTTACATTTGAATCCAAACCACCACCTACAACATAAGTAACTGTTAATGTTGTGTTTGATGGAGATACACCATAAGAATTTGCTTTCAATACGTTTGTTCCATCCAAAGATATATTGAGATTTTTTAAATTGGATAGAGCTACACCAACATTGGTTGGATTTGGTATAATAACAGTATTTTCGTAATTTTCTGTATTTGCTCCAAATTGGATGTAAGTGAAGTTATTTTGATCTATTGTTGTTATAAATCTGCGTTCAGTTCTTAAATACTTTAAAATCTTAGGTGTTTCATTTCTATATGGTGACAGTGTTTGATTATTAAGCGGAACGTTATCAACCAAAATAGGAATGGTATCTTGCGCCAAGTATTGGGTTTCATAATAGTTAATACCATTTGAATCAACCACACTTATTATTTTGACAACATTTGTTTCATCCAACTTAATTTTTAAGAAAGATTGCGGGTCACCAATACTAAAAGTCTTTGATGTAATTCTGCCTGAATAACACTGCGCTGTTTTCTTTATCAAATAAAACAATGGAGCACCTGTATTGTCACGATTGTAAACACTTATTTCTCTTGGTGAGAATAGTGTGTCTTGACTAAAATCTACACTTTCTTCAACGATAAATGATACACCAGATACACTGGATAGTTGTGTATATGGTTTCAAAATCAAACAATATCTTTCGTCTGGTATATATTCGCCATTAACTCCTGATGTACGAGTTGCTGGTAATAATTGAAATAATTCTACGTATGTAGACGATACTGAAGACACTTTTGGTTTATAACCCAAAAATTGTGCTTGATTTATAATGTTCTTACGTTCACCCGCAAATTGAATAAAACTTTCTTTGAATTGATAATCAGTGTAGTAAGATAGTACATCACCAACAAAGCTAGCTTGTTCAATAAAAATTTGTCCTGGCGAACTTTCACTGAAGTCCTTGTAACTTTGTGGGTAATACTGTTTGGTAAAATCGATCAGTTGTTGCTTTAACGAAGTAAAATCACGATTTAAATACAAAACGTCTTTTGTATTAGCTTTGAATGTTTTGTTAATTAGTTGTTGCATTATATATTATTGTTTGTGATAATTACTTCGGTTGTAGACTTCAGTTCTTTATAACTAAAGGCTACTTTTATAAATATTTTATTGTAATCATTATTTACAACATCATTTTCTACTAATTGAACTTTAACATCTTCTACTATTACCCCATTCATAAATCTATTTACGTCATTTTGAATAAGATTTACCAACATAGGCAACATTTCTTGTAATTCATTCTGTTCAAACAATACTTTATATAAAGAAGACCCAAACGCATTGTTAAATCTACGTTCGCCAGGTCGTGTTAATAAAAGATTCTTTATATTACTCGAAACTTGGGAAATAGTATCCACATTGGTTTCAAAATAACCATTTTGACCCAATCTGAAAGGTATTTTAAGTCCTAGTGCTTTTTTAGACATAATTAAATCTTAGATTTCTTCTTCTCTATAGCACTCATCAACTTAGAATAATCTCTGGTCATAGCTGAATATACAGATTTAACTGGTTCAGGAGCATTCTCGGGAGCTTTTGTTTCTGTAATTACTTGAGAGGAAGTTGATCCATACCCACCCATCATACTAACCATACCACCTTCTTGTGGTACTCCTCCTGTAGTCTGATTTAATATGTCATTCAACATTGGATTGTTTGTATATTTAACATATTTCTTCGTAGGCTTAGTTTCAACTTCTGCTACTGATTCATTCATAGATTCAAGTTCATTCAAAATTTTAGCTTCTAGATCAGAATCTGCAGATTTTGTCTTTTTTTGAGGCTTTGATGAATTATTCGCAAATATTTCTGATAATTGACTTTTCAACTCAGTCTTTAATACGTTGCGAACTTCTTGTTGTACTGTTTTTTTAATAAACTCTTTAAGCACTTCTATTTTCATATTGTTTATATATATATAATTATTAACCCAGAGGAGATTTAGGTAAATTTAATAAATCTGTTGCGCCTTTTGGATATGATGGTCTTGGTATTTTAATCGTTTTAATACGTGGCGTACTAGGTGGTTTTGGTATATTTGGCTTAGGCATTCCTTTTTGAACACTAGCTAATTTAGCTGCAGCTGCACCAACAGCTCCTCCAGAAACTGCTCCAATTACAGCACCTTTTCCGCCTCCAACTATTCCTCCTATTCCAGCTCCCAATCCACCACCGGCTAAAGCTCCTCCTGTTACACCTCCAACGGATAATCCAGCACCAAGTGCAGTACCACTTAATCCACCTATTAATGCACCTTTACCACCACCAGCTAATGCACCTACACCGGCTCCAAGAGCACCACCTAACAATCCACCTTTTAATCCTTTAGCTAATTCAGAAGTAGATTCAACCACGCCTGTTTTAGCATTTACAAATTTAGTATTTCCAGCTATAGATTCAGGGCTATATTTATCAGGAGACCAATCTTTGCCTAGTCCATCTGGTTTTATTCCTTTAGGATTTAGTTTGTCAAAGACTTTGCCAGCTATACCACCCGCAACCAATCCGGCACCAGCTCCAATCAATGCACCTTTTCCTCCGCCTGCTAATGCACCTATACCGGCTCCTAAAGCACCTCCTCCAATTGCACCTTTAACCCCAGATGATAAATTACTAAGTACGCCACCGGCAGATTCTTGAGCGCCGCCAATTACACCTTGTGCCTGACCAGTCGCACCTTCTAATGCACCTTGAGCTTGACCAGCTGCTCCCTGTACTTGACCAGCTGCACCTTCTAATGCACCTTGTGCCTGGCCGGCCGCACCTTGAACTTGTGATGTTAACCCTCCAGCTGCACTTTGTACTTGAGATGTCGCATTGCTTGTTACGTCTTGGGCTTTTGAAGCTGCTTGTTGCGCTGCATTTGCATCTAACCCTTTTACTTCTTGGGTAGGAAGTTTTATATTTGGATTATCTACTACGGGAGCTTTATTTGCTACACCATTAATTGTTTGTGTAGGTGGTCCTACTAAAGCGGGATCTGGATCGGTAAATGCATCTTGTCGTTCCACTTTAATTCCCTTGCCAGAAATACCAACTTGATCAGCTAAAGTTTGTAACAAAGATTCTCTTAGTTGTTTAAAAGCATTATTGAAAGCTTCACCTGGAGTCTTTCCAATACCACGTGTAGTCTTAAAATCGGATGCTATAATAGATTTCAGTGTTTTTCCACTAGATGTTTGTCTTGGAACTTTAACGTCTCCACTTAAAGTAACATTTGCTAAGTAATTTCCGGTTAATTCATCACGTTTCGATGTTGAAAATTTCCCACTTAAACTAAAATTCCATTCATTAGGAAAATTTGCGTCTGGAGACAAATTTTTTACAGAAATACTTGGGGTTGTCGCACCATCTTCCACTATTGCATTTGGTTTTACGAGATCAACTTTTGAATAGAATGAGTTTATAGCTCTTCTATATTCATTCGCATTAAAAATGCTACCATTCCAAGGTACAGTTTCTTCATAGGATATATAATAATCACTCATAATTAATCCTCAAATTCAAATTCAACTTGTACTGGACCTTCACGGCGATTTCTACCTTTGAAATCACCCACAACTCCAGTTCCTGTAACCGTATTAATTTCTACTGGATCTTTACATTCACCACCACTTCCAGGTGGTTTGACTCCATTACTACCAGGCGCATATCCGCCACCTGTAACAAATACTCTTCTACTTAGTGTTTTGTGTAGATTATCTCTCAACAGTTTAAGCTTGATTTGTTGTACTGGTATTTGCGTTTGATCTGGATTAGCATCCTTTGTATTTTCAGGCGTTGCATCTCCTGATCTAGGATGTGTATGTGGATGTGGGTGTACGTGGTGATGCCAGTGTACGTGGTCTAATAACCAATTACACAAATCGTACATCCAATCTACAGTTGTTTGACCTAGTAATACTGGTTCATTTGTTTCGCCATATTGACCCAAAAATATTTGTGGTGCATTTATACAAGCGGTATTATTTGTAGTTATAACTACATTATCATTAGCATCTACTGTGTATTCACTGTCAGTGGTCACAGCATAACGTTTTTTACTAAAGTGTAGTGTTTCTGCAAATCTACTACTCAATACCAATCTATCGGTATTTATTACGATTTGATCGCCATTTAAAGTTGGTAATACAAATGGAGTGGAATTTTTCGGATTGAATCTTACTTGTTCTTCAGTTGGTTCTCCGTTTGACGTTTTGCCAAATATACTTTTATAAACTGTAGTTTTCCAATCGCTTTCTGTTTTTCCACTTGTTATTTGTATTGTACTGCCATCATTGTTAATATCTTCATCTATTTGTCCACCAAAATTTTTCTCAGATGGAGTTATTTTTGGAATAGGTGGTAACTTGGGATGTAATTGTTGTGGTTCGTCTAAAGAGATATTTCTCTGTCTATTTCTAATAGTAATCTTTGGATTTCCATATCCACCACCACTAGATTCTTTTAATAAATTGCTGTTTAATGTATAGGATGGATATGATCCTTTATCATTAAGTCTATTATTATCATAAGCACTAAAACGAATTGATTGACCAAATCTACTTTCTATTGCTGTATCTCCTTCGTTTTTTCTAATCAGTCTTATAAATGGATTGGAAATGAAATATTCCCCAACATACCCAATGTTATTGTATTTTGAATAAATTGGAGCTGATGTATAAGTAGCTCTATTTCCGTCAAAGTAAAAAGGCACAGCAGGCTTTCCATTTTCACTATATACTGTTTCTACAGTGTAATCTATATTGGTTGGAAAGTTGAATTTATTTAAAGGTTTGCTGTAATAGTAGTTATTGCCTACTTTTTGAACCAATACAAGTTCATTGACCAATGGATATTGCGTAATAGTTTGATCCAAAGGTATAGCCCAAGGCAATTTTTCCACCGATGACTTTTTTTCTTGTGATAAGATTCTTACTTTGGCCCGTCCTATGTACGAAAAATCCACATCGTTTTCTTTGGCTGGTTCATTCTTATAGTTAAGAGGAACTGTTTGTGGATTTATTTTTTGTTTATATTCGTCCTGCAATTTTACGTGATTTTCATTGAAAATCACATCAACTACAACGGCGAGTTGTATAGGTGAACGAATATCAACCAAATCTTTTATTTGTTGATCGTTTAACTGTGGAGATTTATTTGATTTGGATACATCCGTAACTACCATATTATTCGCCTTTACTAATTGTTATAACTTCATCCATTAACTGTTTACGTTCGTCTTCACTTAATACCATTGAATTGCCTTCGCCAGTAGCTTCACCTTTTGCTACCAATCTTTGTATAACTGCGGCTAATTTGACCAATTGTTCATCGTTTTTAACGCCTACATCATAATAGTCTTTTATCATAGGCACTACGATAGTAGCGTCGTTAACAGTTTTAATTAAACTTCTTAACTCAGATATTAAAATATCAATTTGATCTTTCTTGCTCTCTGAATTTTTCACTATGTCTTTACAAAGACCAGAAAAATTCTTTCCTTTATAAATTTCAAAATTTAAGTCCATATATCTATAAATAGAAAAACCACTCTATTTGAGTGGTTTATTTGTTTTGTATTATATTTTTCCGTTATCAATGTAATTTTTTATAACTATATTTTGATATGATTTCATTTTATTGATAATTTTAGTAATTTGTTGTGTTTTACAATTACTTAGTTCTCTGATGTAAAGATATAGTGTTTTTTTATTGAAATTTTCAATTCTTTCGCTGTTTCTAAATAATTCTATAACCGCATATGCTATATTGAGATCTTTTTGTTTGGTGAATATTTTTGTTATATTTCTTTCCCAATAGTTAATTAACAATTTCATAAACTCTTGTGTCTGAATAGTCTTATGATGTGCATCTTCTGTTTGCAAACAAACACTATCTTCACCTGGAGTTTCACTAATATCTACGTGTTGATTAAATCTTTTATAATTGTTATTGTTATGGAATATCAAGTAATTTTTAGCTACAATACTAAAATAACTAAATGCCTTACCTTTACCAGCTTCAAATTTGTGAATATTTGAAACCAAGTGTGCTACGGTTTCTTTTTGAATCTCTAATGGACTGTTGTCAAAATAAGTAAATTTAAATGTATTAAAAATATTTTCTACCAATTTATCAAAGCTGTATTTTATACGAGTTTCGTAAATTTCATTTCTTTTTACGTTGTCGGTTTCGGAATTGTATTCGATGATAGCTTCTTCGGTTTTTTTAGAAAAGTAAATTTTTTCTTTTTTATTACGACCTCTACGTTTTTTTCTTACTTCTGTAAGTTCTTCAACTTCTTTATTAATCGCGTCCAATTCATTAATTACTATTACATCTTTGCTTGTTATGGTGCGGGGTACATTGATCTCAGATAAATTTTTAGATTCATATGTAATGTCTAATTTTAATTTATTTACCTTTTTGGGTTTTTTAACTATCTTTTTTACAGATGTTATTTTTGTTGGCTTCTTTATTTTTTTATTAACACTTTTTACCATAGCAGATACTTTACGTTTTTTAGGATTTACTACTTTAGTCACTTTCTTGGTAATGACTTTACTTTTTTTTATTTTTTTCATTCAAGTAATAATGTCAAACGTTGTCGGTTTCTTCTTCTTTTACTTTTTTATTCAAAGATTCAATGATTTGTTTCAAATCCGTGAAAAGAAAACCAACATCGTCATCTTTTTCAAATATACCACGGTTATCAACATCTTTCAATTTATTAAAAGTACTTTCTACAGAATTTTTAAAGTTTATAATCCAGTCTTCAAGTATATCTATTTGATTAAATGATTTTTTTAATGTGATTAATAAAAACACATTAGCTGATACGGATACCAATAACAGTATTAATAATAAAATTTCAATCATTGTCTATAGGAGATTCATCATCTACTTCAACGAATTCAGATATGTAATCTAAAGCGTCATTTAAGGTTTTCCAACACGATTCATCGTATGATCTTTTGATCAATTTGTACAATTCTTTAAGCTCAGTTTCATCCATACTTATAACTACATATATATGGATGATCTACAAAACGAATAAAAAATTATTTTAATTGTAATTGTTAAAAACTAAACATACCTCTCGTACCAGTTTTGCCTTTTCGTTCAACAACCTTCTCTACTATCTTTTCAACCTCTATTGGCTTCTCTATTATTTTTTCCACTATCTTTTCCACTTCCACTGGTTTTTCCACAATTTTTTCCACTATCTTTTCAACCTCTACTGGCTTCTCTACTATCTTTTCAACAACAGATGGAGTAGCGGATATGTTTTTATCATTAGAGTCAGCCGTATTTTTTTCTTGTTTCTTATATAGTTCGTAATTTTTGTCTTCCTCTACGTAGGTTTTATTGCTACTTATATTGTATGCCAATAACAATATAACTGCAAGTGGATCAAATACTGTAATAAGCACTACTATGAACCATTTAACTACTGTTTGAATTGTAGTGTTGAATTGATCCGCAACAAATTTAAATGTGGTAATATCCTTCTTTTGACTATTATCCACTTTTAATTTGTAAATGTTATCATCTATAGAACTTACTTTGGTACTATAAGTTTTAATCTTTTCATTTTCCCCCTCCAATTGTTTGTTTAAATCCCCAATCTGATCATTAATCTGATTTTGAATATTTTGTAATTGTATTGGATTTCTCGCAATTAATACATTTGTAAGTACTTCGTTCAATCTGACCTCTTGACTACTTCTCAAACTATAAAGTTTTTCAATTGTCTTTTTAGTAGACTCCATCTTACTAAGTTCTTCTTTTTTCTGAGACTCAAGTGTGACAATCTTATTCATAGATAACTCGGTCTCCAATGAAGATTTTTGAAACGCAGCTGTTAAAAATCCAAATACACCTAGAGATGTAATTGCCATTAAAGCAAATACAGCAATTATCATATAGGTTCTCATTAATATATTGGCTTTATTCCAATATCTGAATAACCACGATGTTGTCACAAGTTTACCTAGTTCCAATGAACCAGCCATAATCATTGCAGCAATAGTTGCTCCTGAAAATAACAATCCAATACCATATACACTAAAATAGGCAGCACACCCGGCGATTAAAAGTGACGTTGCCATTACCAAATGATGAAATTTTATCATATCTATAAATATATAAAAATAAAAAACCCCGTTAATTTAATAACGGGGTTAATATAACCTTGATTGAATATTAATCAATCTTTACTTTTTTCGTGACAGGAATCGTTGGTTTCACCTTTAATAATGTAACCTTTAACAATCCATTTTCAAACTTTGCGGTGGGATTCGCTCGATCAATTTGATCTCCTAAAGTAAAACTACGTTTGAAACTACTGTGCTTTAGTTCTCTACGAATGTATTTTCCTGTAGACTCCTTATCATCCACGTTTTTGATCTTTTGACCACTGATAGTAAGTACGTTTTCTTGTACATCTACAGATACTTCGTCTTTAGACAAACCTGGAATTTCAGCTAAAATTTCCACACGGTCATTATAATCAATAACATCTACGCGGGGATAACTTTGTTTTTCAAAAAAACCAACACCTAATTCTTTGTTTAATTCTGGGAAGTGAGCCGCAAATACTTCATCAAATACGCGGTCAAATGGTGTTAAAAATTCATCACGATCAATGTGTCGCAATGCAAACGGACTATATTTTACTACTGACATATATTTACCTTTCTTTTTAATAATTCTATCGAACTTATTAACCTAATAGCCTCATTCGAGCACTATAGTGAATAACACATCCGTGTCATTCAACAATATATATAACCAAATTTTGAAAAATGTCAATATTTTTTATCCTACAGACGAAACTCCACCTGTTTGACACAAATTAATATAGTTTTCGATAGACACAATATTATTGTTTCTTCTCAAGAACAATATGTAAAAGCTTGCACTACCCAATATTGAATTTGTTGTTACAACTGTATAAGTACCTGAAAATTGTCCCGATGCACCAGTGGTACACGCATAGTCTTGACCTCCGGCTGGATCTAATGTCCACGAAATATTAATAGTATATCCGTCTTGAGTTATAGTAGAAGGTAATGTACAGCCTGAATTTGGCAAAGCATTAACAACCGCTTTAGCAAAAGTTTTATCTGCAGATGTACCTGTTTTGTAGGCAATTGTTACTACTGTTCTGGTTTTTATCTGTGTCCAACTCTCCAACATACTTGGATTATAACTAATACACCCAAGATTACTTGTTACAGGTGTAACCACTGGAGGTATCACTGGAGTAACAACTTCTTTTTTACATTTATTTTTATCGGATAAAAATCTAATTGTTATATTTTTAGATGTCTCGCTGTATCCTGATGGTAGAGTGGCCACAGCTTCATTTTTTATATCAATGCTTGTTGGTTGATTTGAATTTGAATAATTTGCAATCCCGACTCCTATACTTATTTTTTTATATTTATATGGTTCAATAGAAATGGGAGATTGTGGATCAATTGTAACAGGCGATAACAACGAATTTAATACGCTGCCATCGTTATTGGTCCAATTTTGATTCAAAGTAATTGTCATTGAATCGGGGTTGTTATTTAGAATAACAAAACTTCCTGTATGTTTTATTTGTGTTAAAAGTGTAGGATCGCATATTTGCGGAGATGTAGATGTACCACAATTACAATTTATAGAATTTGCCCCACCCGATATACCAATATCTTGTGGCCAATTTGGAGTTTTTAGCGTGGTGACAACGCAACTGTTTTTATCAGATGAAAAATAAAACGTATTTTGAGAAATTGGATTTATATAATAATTTGAATCTGTAGTTGCGGTAAATGGACAATTTAAATACACACTAACTGGTTGACTTGGATTATTATAATTGTTTTTTCCAAATGACACTGATATTTTTTTACTTTCGTTTGGTTGTAGTATGATAGGTGAATCAGGATTCATCTCGACCGGAGTAAGTAAAGAATCGATAACGGTACCATTTTGATTTTTCCAATTATTTTTATCAAACGTAATTGTAATTGGTGTAACAGACGAATTGTTCGTTATTATAAAACTACCACTATGTCTCACTTGAATTGTAGAAGATGGATTTGATACAATCTGAGCGGAATTTGGATTTGAATTGCATGATAATTCATCTACTCCCATATCTTGCCAAAAACTTGGAGTGATCCATACTTGTTTCAGAGGCAAACTTATATTACATGAATTTTTATCAAAACTAGCTATAATCTCACAATTTTGAGATTGCGGAGAATATCCTAATGGTAAAGTCAAATTTACAGAACCTTTAGCCGTAAAAGTTTTTGGTTGAAGTGTGTTTTGATAATTAGATAAACCAAAACCAATGCTAATTTTACGTGTACTATTAGCAGAAATAGAAAACATTCCTGATGGACTAACATCAACAGTGTTAATTAATGCATTTAATGGTGTTCCATCTAAATTAGTCCAAGTGGGACTAATAGTTGCCAACATTTCCGCATTGTTGTTATTCGTGATTATGAAGCTACCACTGTGTTTTATTTGAGTAGTAGAAGTTGGATTACATACTGGTTGAGTATAACCATCACCACAATCTAAATAACCACATCTCGGACCTGTAAATGATATATTTGTTGGAAAATTTCCAACAGTTGCTGGTGGAGACGTACAAGAGGATGCATTTGAATCTTGTGTACCCAAAATATAAAGTGTTATTTGACCAAATGTAGATGTGTTTTCAAATGCATATTCATAATTAACATTTGTTCCACCCAAACTAGTTGCTGTAACCAAACCTGTATAAAAATATCCAAGTGATCCGTCAGGTGTATTTGATTTTTGCAAAATCAATCCGTCAAATGTCAAAGTTCTATTGTATCCTAAGTTATCTCTGTAAGATATAATAGGCAAAAGTTGTCCACTCGATTTGTATGTTGTTATATTGGGATTTTGTAACAAACTATTTAAGTTATTTAATATGTTTGATAAATCAGTTATTTTGGTGTTTGTATATCCATTTGCAGTTTTATCACCGTTGATTTTTTGAAACAGTAGTGAACTTGCAGTAGGTAAATCTGCAGCGGTTATTGTGTATGTATAAGTTGTATTATCCGTTACGGCACTGGCACAAGTGCCTATAAACATACTGGACGTAAATGCATTCGATAAACAATCTTTTGATACCAATTTATAAGCTTTCGTATCTACCAAATTATAAAACAATTCGATGTTATCTCCTGATTTAGCATAAGAAAAAACTTTATTCCATCCAGAATCAACAATTGGAGTAGTAACATCAGATTTAGAATACAATGTATATTGATAAACTTTATCTTGTATGTTGTTGGTTAAAAAGTTGTTGTTTTGTATAACGCTTGGTGAATAAATTTTAACAGTTGCTACTCCTGTAGACGCAGCTACTTTAAAAGAACTGCTTATATAAGATGCGCCATAAAACTCACTAAATTTTATTGGTCTTCTATTGTCTTTGTTTATAAACCCAACTCCCAAAGCTTTTGTGATATTAATCGTACTTGAATCAGTATTGGAATTACCGATTCTATTTTCCATCTGGTAATAACTCTGTGATATAGAAAAATTACTTGATCCTGGATTATAAAAGTTACTTAATAAACTATTGATAGATAAATTTTCACTATTGTTGGTTTCACTTTTAAAACTAATCGGTCCAAATCTATTTAATATATTGACAGGCATATATCCTATATATATTAAGATTTAATCTTATTTTTTAGTTCTTGAACTTCTTTGTTAAGTTCTTGAATAGATTTTAATAATAGTGCTATCAATGGATTATATTTTACAACTTTGTATCCCTCAAGATTTTCCATTACCAAGTCAGGATACAATTGTTCAATTTGTTGAGCAATAACTCCGAAATCTTGTTTGCCATTAGACTTCCAATTGAATTCAATTGCATTGATTTGTTCCACTTTTTTCAGTGCATTTTCAATTGGTCTAATATTATCTTTAAGTCTGATATCAGATGTAGCAAATGTAGAAAGTGCAACTATATCACCTCTAACATCCAACTGTCCGCTTCCACTAACACGTAATAATTTGGTTTGTGAACTACCAGATGTAATTAAAAATACATTTGAATTTGGATTGTATCCAGATGGCCATCCAGTAGACCCACTTAAATGCAAATGTAATTGAGCATTTACGTTGTCGGAACTCACTATATTTCCAACACTTAATAATCTTTGTCTGATTCCCAAAACTCCCCAACCAGATTTTCCTGATTGCCAAGTTACATCTTTGCCTGGTAAAGCTGATGTATTTACGTGAGATCCAGAATAATAAAATGCAAAATTAGCAGATGTTCTTAAATAATTGTTTGAGGTTTGTAATCCTATACCATATATGGATTGACCCGATGAAGAATTTTGAATCAAATGTTCACCTACAGCGGAAAATTGTAATGGGTTGTTTACAGTAACTCTACCTGAACCCATACTTCCCAAATTATTAATACTACTATTTCTCACCAGATAATTAGTAGATCCTATAGCAGTGCCTGCTGTCCAGTATGTAAATTGATTTGCAGTACCAGTGCCTGTTATGTTTCCTCCTGAATTCAAAGCATAAGAAGCGGTTTTAGCGCAACTAGCCGTACCATAAAATGCAACTTTTCTATTTGCGTTGTAATGATTTGATGCACTAATGTAACCCTTGATGCTAGCAGAAACACTTCCTGAGAAACGTCCTCTTGAAACACCACTAAAACTACCAGTTAATTTAGAGTTTTTACTAATCAATGAACCATATAAACTTCCACTGAAACTTCCACTAGCACTTGCTTTCTTAGTCAATATATAACCATAAAAACTACCACTCAATGATCCTGAAGTATTGGATTTTCCCGTTGTTAGTCCGTTAAAACTGCCTGTAAAACTACCTGTATTGGTACCGTTGAAGTTTCCACTAAAACTACCGGAGTGATCACCTTGAAAACTACCAGTAAAACTTCCTGTAAAAGTACCACTTAATGTTTTTGCAGATCCAGAAAAACTTCCGGTATAAGATCCTGTTACAGATGATAAAAATGTTACAACGTCCCCAAATGTGCTTTTTCTGGAGTATAAATCGTTGGAAGAACCAGATTCAATTGTTAAAATTAAATCTTTAGACGTTAACGTGCTGTATCGTACCAGATCGCTAACTTTTACTTGTTGTATTAAATTACAGGTAGTTGACATAATTACTTCCAGGCGTAAATTTTAAGATACCATTTGGTTGTATCGATATTATATTGACTTATTACACTGGTGCTACTGTTATAGTCGTAAACAGTAATGCTGGTATAAGTTGGGACAATTAGTAACACAGTACTAGAACTCGAAACGATACTGCAAATTGGTTTTGTTTGGTTATTGAAAAAAGATGTTACGTCAACTTCTTGGTTAATAACAAATCTTCCATCATTACTATTACATTTTAAAACTACTCGGACCAAAGAAGGTACAGCAGAAAATCCGTGGGAAAATGAAAGAACATTTCCAGATGAATAATATGATATACTATTACTATCAGTTGTGGTATTAAATAAAGAAGTGGTATATCCAGATATACCATCTGAGTTAGCATAATCTTTTAAATCAGATAAAGTGGATTTTCTAGAATATTTTGAACCACCTGTATTTTCAATAACCATCAGTTGATCTGCATCTTTGATACTAGAATAAGTTGCTAGATCGCTGACCTTTATTAGTTGTACATTTAAACTGTTACACGGAGTTGACATATTTTATAAATATAAAGTATTAAGAGTAAGAAGCTCCTATTCGATTAATAAGAATTTCACTGCCCATCAATACAATTGAATACAAGTCTCTAGACCCATTTGATGGATTTGATGCCGAACCACCTGGCCACTTTAAAGAATTAGGTGTACCGGTGCTCCACGTAAATGAAGTGCCACCGCTATTGTTATAAAAATACAAATAACACACCTTCTTTTGAGTCAGATTTACATTAAAAGTTTGAGATGCTGTAGCCGTTACATAGATCATATCATAATCATCAAAACTCAAATTGGTAGTTGCAGCTGCAACAGTAGCACTTACAGTTGTATAATCTTTTTGGTAATTACCCTTGAAAGATCCTGTGATAATAGCCGCATCTGTCTTGGAAATAATTGAACCATTGTCAACTTTAATATTTCCATAAGAATACATTTTACTACCACTGATAGATCCATAAGCACGCATATCACCGCTACTGGATACATAAAATGTATTGGCAAAACTACTTGATCCATATTGTACTAATATAGCGGTTTGTTTGTTTTCTACTCCAACTGGAGCACCTCCCACGAATTTACCAGCTAATACCGATCCAGCAACGTTTGCGGCTTCATTGCTACCACTAAACATTCTGATTTGCAACTTAGCACGTAGATACTTATTTATAGAACCACTTGGCTCTGCTGGAGGAGTTACACCTATACCAACTGAACCATCTCTAGCAGCTGAATCCGTATTAATATATGGCCAGAAATAAAAACCATTACGTATTTGTTTCAATGCGGCCATTGTACCAGATGAATCCGAAGTTCTCGATGTAATGGTACTATTTTTAAGATGATATGATCCTGTGGTAATACTCAATGTCAAACTGCCACTGGAAACGGATTGTATAAACCACTGATCTTGATTTGGATATCCAGTTGATCTGTTTTTATTTTGCAATACAAAACCAGCTGAACTTAATGTACCAGATCCTCTATTTACTACAAAAAGATTTGATTGAGCGTATTTAGCAGACGCAGATACATAAAAATTTATTTGACCAAACTCATTTTTATAAAATAGAGGAGATGTTGTTAATCTGTTGCCATCAAAATATGGTACAGCGCTTGAACTATTCAAAGATCCTTTTAACAAATAAGAGGATGTTAATGACGTAGTTGAAGAATCAGCGGTTATAGAATGTAAAGCATTATCTACAGTTCCAAGTACAGTTGAAGCTCTCAATGCGTATGAAGCACTGGTAGTTCTTGTAGAATAACTACTGCTTATAGCTTTACTTGAAGTAAGTGCATAACTACTCGAAAAAGATGAATATTTTTGATTGCCATTATAAGAATAACTAGATGTACCATTTACTCTTAGGTTTGACCAAACTAAATACGAAGCGGTATCTGCGGTAGTTGACATACACATACTTGAGGTTTGTGCGTAACTACTGGATAAAGATGATAGTGCTCCATTTCCATTGTAAGAATAACTAGCTGTGCCTATAAATGATGGTGACTCAATATATACACTTGAATATACACTAGCTGCAGTAATATTGTTAAATACACTTGTACCAGTGGTAGCAGTAACATTACCTGTTAACTTACCTTTTAAACTACCTGTGAGTGAGATATTACCACTACCAGAAAATACTCCTGAAAATCCATTTGCAGAATAAATCTTTGAACCAGATATGACATTTGGCACAGTAGTTCCAATCGGACTATTATTAATAGTTACCCCACCAATAGAACCGCCATTTATAGCTGCGTTGTCTATTTCACCATTTACAGCATATAAATTGTTATTTACATCTACATTGTTAAATGAACTTTTACCTATACCAACCGTTACATTGCCTAGTAAACGTCCTTTTAAACTGCCTGTTATACCAACACTAGCTGTGAGTTGTTCTATATTAAATGGAGTATTTTCAAGAGTTAGACCGTTAGGGTAATCTAAAACTGTTATTTGACTATTTATAGAATTTCCAGTAAACGTAATATTGCCACCGCCGCCAAGTGATTGATTAACATCTATTGTTTTTGCATAGATTCCCAAAAACGTTGGCGCCGATGGATTGTATCCGATAGTAAGATAATCACTTACTATGGCTCTTTTAAATATATTTGGTACCTTTTGACTTATGACAGAATAGTTGTCACCTTCAAAACTTCTAAATGAACCCGTGTATGTATTATTTGGTCCTACAAAATTCAAGTTGTTGAATGTTGTTAGAAGATTTGCTGTTTTTTGTACAAAACTACTAACAGTAGACTTTTTTGTAGAGTTGCTACTTACATTTTGTATGATTAAATAATCATTATTACCGATAGTACCAGCTGTTAGTGTTGGTAATTCGGGAACAGTTCTACCTTGATTGGATACTATCGCCATAATATATTAATAATTATTAATCACCCAACATTTTTTAGTTTTTTTAATATAAATTTTACTAAACCGCTTCTAACAATATCATCTTCATCGAATTTAAATACATAAATTCCGTTATTTCTACTTTCTTCATCGTCAAAGATGTTCATCATTGGCACAAATCCACTTTTACCATTGATATCACTTTGATCGGGATCACCACATATAAACAACTTACTAAATTCTCCAACACGGGTAATTAATGTGGTCAATTCTTTCTTACTCATATTCTGAGCTTCATCAGCTACAATACATTTAGCGTTCCAACTCAAACCACGTAAGAAATTTATTGGAAAACCGTGAATACGTTCTTCTTTTTTTAACTTATCAATATCGTGTTTTGGCAATAATTCTTCTAATTTATCTATTAGTGGTTGAATGTAAGGACTCATCTTTTCATCCATTTCACCTGGTAAAAATCCCAATTTACTATCACTACTTTCTACAATACTTCTGACATATACGATTTCACTTACTCTTTTTTGGTTTATCAAATTTAAACCGGCTAATACAGATGTATATGTTTTTGAAGTTCCAGCTGGACCTGAAATGAAGACTAGTTTAGTTGTTTTATTTTGTAGTAAATTTAATAATTCAATTTGTTTTGGCGTAAGAGTTCGGTCATCAATTTTTATTGTTTCTCTAATTTTTTCGTTTTGATGAACCTTTGGGCTTGTGTCTTTTTTCTTGCTCATTTTTGTTGGTTAGTTGTTGTTTAATGTTTAAAACACGACCACAATGTTCATATTTCTCAGACAAAATATAATATTCGTAAATATTATTTAGATTATCTTCAAATGAATTGCGGTCTAATACTACTATGAAATCAGAATCTTTAAAGTTAAAGACCTCTATCGCATTCAAATTATTGTCTACCGCATAACATATTGATGAAACAATTTGTTCCATCAATTTAATTTTATTAGATTTAATTAAACTCTCCATCTGATCATAATCAGATGGCAAAGTTAATGAAGAGTACTTATCTGTCATCATATATAAGTATATAACAAAAAATAAAGACGTTACCGAAGTAACGTCTTTTCATAACCAATTTATCTAACCTTTTACTTTTTCTTCTTCTTTTTAACAGGTTTGTCACTATCGTTTTCGACCGTTTCTGTTTGTGTCACGGTTGAATTTAATTGTTGTAACCTTCTGTTAGAAGCGTTTTTCCAAGAACGAATTGTTTCTTGAGAAGCATCTGTGTAAGTTTTGCCAAGTTGCAACAAATCCAACACTTCTTTCTCAGAACCAGCTGCTACAATTCTTTGTTTTAACCCAAATGTAGTACCACTCATTATTTACCTTTCGTTTCTACAATTTCAATTTTAGAACCATCCGGCCATCGTTTAATAATTGATGACCAATGTTCATACTCCGTTCTAGCCTCATCCTTGGAAGTATATTCCAAATCGGAAACTCTTCTACCGTCTCGTAGAATTACGTACTTAATATTATTATCTGTCAAACTGTCGCTTTTCGCTGTCATACTAATTTATAATTTAATATTTGAATGTGGTAATATAACTACGGATTCTAAGATTACCAGCCTTAGAACATAACGTAATAATATATACAAAACGCATATACGTCAAGTTTATTTTAATCAGTTTTTATTCACGTATACATATTTATATAAATATGATAGCTTTATTGGAAGAAAATCAACTGTTAAATCCAAAATTATCTAAGCAAGAGATTTACAATTTAAAAAAATTAGAATTCACATTCAATCGAATGTTGAAGGAATTAGCAATTCTTCAAGAATGCATAGAAACTAACAATTTACATTTAGCAGAATTTAAATTGAGTGTTGGTACACGTAAAGTATTAAAAGAAATACGTGAAAACAATCAACAAATTTCTGATATATCATTGTTAGTAGAAGCTTCCACAGATCCAGTATCAACAGCAGATACTTCAAAAAATATACTATCACTAATCAATAAATTTCACACAGATAATAAACAATACTTAGATAACGTTGATTCTGATGAAAGATTAAAAGACACATCTGTACCAAAAAATATTGGTGCCGAACCAAGTATTATTCAAAAGGCAGCATTAAAAACAAAAGAATTGGGTGGTAAAGCAGGTCAGATTGCAATGACTTTATTTCAATCAATTGTGGTAAATGCACTCAATCGATTTGTAAATTGGTCATCTGCATTAAAATCAGATATTTTAGACGCTAAAAAACAAGGATCGGCTTGGCAAATGATAATGACCAAATTGGGTCCAAGTATGAAGATTGCAAAAAGAGCAGCTGATGGCACCATAACATATGAAAGTGATTCTTCAGGAACATCGATGCTCAATAAATTACAAGATTTTACAAAGTTGAATCCAAAATGGACTAATACCATAATTGGTCTATTAATTAACATTACAAAAATGTTATCAATATCATTAACAGGTGCTACTGTAGGCACATCTTTGGTAATCGGTGTGTTAACTGGATTATTAGTAAGAACAATTGTTGGTCACTATCTCAAAAAAGAATCTTGGAAAGATGCATTAAAAAATGCATTATTAGTTACAGGTTTATCTTTAGTTGGTGGCGCACTTACAAAAGGACTATTTAGCTACTTCAAAGGTGGTGGATTTATTGACGGCGCTAAGTCTTATTTTACAGGAGTTCCAGGCGCTGACATATCAGATCAAAATATTACCAGTGGAAATATTAAAGTATCTGAGGCTGATATAACAAAATTAATGGTCGCCACTAGACGAGGTGGTGATGAAAAATTACTTACTATTATTAAAAACACTCCAGAATTGTACAAAGCTTTTAAAGAAGAATCGGAGAGTTATCCTGATATAAAAACATTCATTAGGTTCCAGGACCGATCTGACCTCGCAGACATTATTAATGGTGCGGGCGGAATACCTAAAGAATCATTGACTAAATTAGCAACAGGTATAGCAGATACTGCTACTCAATCATATACTGACAAACCTCTAAAAGAAATTGGCAAACTTGCTTTACAAGGTGACAATAAAGCTATGGATGCTTACTTGCAAAAATTTATGGCGACCAAATCTCTGGGTGTGGATCAGTATAGAATCTTGAAAAAAGCTATGGATGCCGGAATAATTGATAGAAATCAGTTTTTTTCAGGAGTTGGACCACGAACTCTCAATCTGACTGCTGAGTTAAGAGGCCATATACCAATATCTATAAATGGCGTAAGTGTTATTGATAAATTGACACCAAACGAAGCAGAAACTGCATACACTGCAATGAGTATGGCTAAGCAAATGGGGAATCCAGTTGATGAAGATGTTTTAGCTAAGTTGGCAACAAAAGCTGGAAAATCAGTTACTCCGACAGTACAAGAATCAGCATACAAGTCGATTATTAAAAAACTATATATATAATATGAATGATATGAATTATACTAAAGAGTTATATACTCAATTTTTAAATGAAGCTGGTTTTTTTGATAAATTAAAAGGATCTGTAGGTTTGGGAGGTAAAAAACAATTGTCTTCTAATGATCTTCAGATATTAGAACAAAATATAAATTCCCTACTAACCAATATCGCAAATGAAATTGGTTCGACCAAAGAAAATCTTATTAACGACTTGACAAATGGCCCTAGTAAAGATTTAGTTACGCCAGAAATAATTCAGTACGCAACACAATTAACAAACTTATTAAATAAAATCAAATCAGTAGCCGGAACCGCAGGCACAACAGGCACAACAGGTACATCAGGCACAACAGGTACAACAGGTACAACAGGCACAACAGGCACAACAGGCACAACAGGCACAACAGGCACAACAGGCACAACAGGCACAACAGGCACAACAGGCACAACAGGCACAACAGGCACAACAGGCACAACAGGCACAACAGGCACAACAGGCACTACAGGCACAACAGGCACAACAGGCACTACAGGTACATCAGGCACAACAGGCACAACAGGCACAACAGGCACAACAGGCACTACAGGCACAACAGGCACTACAGGTACATCAGGCACTACAGGTACATCAGGCACTACGGGTAGATCCGAAAGACCTGGATATCAAACTAAACAAATTGATGATTTAAATTTTGGTGATGATATTGGTGGTGGTACTATACTAAAACAAATAAATGTAAATAAAATAAAACAAGATTTTGATAATTTATACAACAATTTGCCTGTAGATGCGAAGAATGTTTTAAATAATATAACAAATGATAGCAAAATATTACCTAAAAACATACAATTGCCTATTAGACCTCCTGTCATAACAGAAATAGATGAATTATCTTATTGGGATGATACTAATAAAAAACAAGAATTTATAAACAAGTTTGAAACAATAACTAACTCAATTGTATCGTCTTTAGGTATTAAACCATATGAACATAAAAAACTTTATATTATTTTACATAAAAATGGTATTGGTGATATTTTTAATAAATTATTTGCAGCATATATTGTATTAAAAGCTAATAAACCTATAAAAGATGCTTTTACATTAACAGACACTTCAGGCACTACTGGCACTACTGGCACTACAGGTACAACTGGCACAACTGGCACAACTGGCACAACTGGCACTACTGGCACATCAGGTACTACTGGTACTACAGGTACATCAGGCGTAGATGAAGATATGTTAACCACGGACGAAATAAATAAATTCGGAGCTTATTATTCACAATTAATAAGACTTCAATCTGAATTTGAAAAAAATCTTGGTAAAAATTTGCAAACAAATAAAGATGTAAATAAATACTTTACTACTTTAAAAAACACATTGGGATCTTTAAAACTACTTGATTTTATCTCAATAGAAAACAAACCTATAGCTAAAAAATTAAAGAAAAAATTTATTAAAAGATTTTTGTGGGAACTAAATAATACACCATCTATATCACAAGTTAAAGATTTAATAGGAAAGATAAATGAACAAGAATCAGTTGGATCGGGAAATACATCAACCAATATATTGGCACAATCTACATCTATAATCGATGTTATAAAGAAAAGTTTACCAGCTATGGTAATGTTATTAAAAGAACTTTCCAAAGTCAAAATGTCTACACAAGAAGACAAAATGTTGATGGGCATTTTAAAGAAGTTTTTAAAAGCAGTTGTTAATAAGAACACACAAGATTTAGTAATAGATCCAAAAGTGAAAAGATCAATCGATTCATTATCAAAATAATATTATACAAATATAATAACTGTGACACATCATTATTGAATATGTATCTAAAAATATTATGAGTGAAGTTACTAAATTTACAGAACAAGAAATGCAAGAAATCGCAATCGTTCAATCCAAATATCAACAAAAAATATTTGAACTTGGTCAATTGCAATTAGAAGAAATTGAACTAGAACAAACAAAAACAGAATTAACTGAACGTAGATCAGCTATTCTAACAGAGTGGAAAGATATTCAAAAACTAGAAGAAAACTTACTAAATAGTCTGGCTACAAAATATGGAGATGGTAGTCTTAATTTAAAAGATGGCACATTTAAGCCATCTCCAAAAGAACAATAATAAAAAAGCCGGTCTTAATTGACCGGCTTTTTGTTTTACTTAGTTGGATCACCTATAGAAGCATCTTCGACAATCGCTTTAATTTCATTTTCGATTTCTTTCATGCGTTCTTTGTAGCCAGCAGCTACATCTTTAAAATCTTTCTTTACATGCAAAAGATTTTCGGTTAGTTCATATACTTTCTTTTCGGCTTCAGCCTTTGTTAATTTAATATTACTCATAACTTTTTTAAGTCTATAATTTGTGTTACTGATTCTATCGGTATATAACTAGTAACATAATTACCTGGATCTACATTTTTTAAATCTGGTAATTTACTTTTATCTACAGCTACTATTATACCCTCTTTTTTGTCTCTGTAATTAACCAACGCAAATCTAGCTGCCAATTTAAAATCACTTGCTAGATAACTTCCCGTAATGTTTCGAGTGTTGCCTCTACCTTTTGACGTAACTTTACCAGTACTCTTTAGAATATTATATTCTTTCTCAGACATTCCTCTATATAATTTCGTACTGTCAGTGGGAATTTTATCCAATTCATCCGCAATATATTGTAATTTTCCAGTTGGTTCCCATACTAGATAATCATATATGCTGGATTCGTATAATAAACTATATCGTTTCATTAATCTATAAATATACTTATGTATAATGGAAGACATTAATTTTCACCAAGTTAGTATAAATAACCACGAAATTACAGTCTGGGCAAATAGATTTGTGGTACTAAGACATCCAGAAAAATGTGATTTATATGAAGATGATTGTTGTAGAGAAAGAATTACGAAGTATTTGATTGAAGAAGGTTATATCAACGATAGTGGAGTGTTAATCATTGATAGTTACATTGATTTTGAATCCGAATAAAATGGTGGACGCGGGCGGAGTTGAACCGCCGTCTTTAACAGATAACTTACATCAGACTACACGCTTATATATTTTAAATTGTTAGGGAATAATAATGAAAAATATCTAAAAATATTACCCTTAAGATTTACTAATATCTCGACCATTTACGCAAATCAAATATTTGGTCCAGTCCAATAATTTTCACCCAACACAAATATCAGACTTCATTGTATTGAATGTGCAACAACTTAGGCTGCAATGGCTACAACGTCATCGTAAGAGAAGTCATAGCTAACTACGTTATCTTCAGCAGTTAATGTTTCGATAGGTGTATTAAAGAGGCCAACTATCATCCTCTACGTGCCTAACATACGTGTACTATTAAATCGATACCAGTACGCGCCCATAAATTTTAAAGAACTGAAATTGGAGCGGGTAGCCGGAATCGAACCGGCACATCGACCTTGGCAAGGTTGCAGGCTACCACTACATCATACCCGCGCTCTAATTAACAATATATATTAGTGAAATTTGTGAAATTTCAAATATTTTTTTAACTGACAAATTACATCACTTTCAAGTCCATAAATCAATTTTATATTATTCTCCAAAATAACTCTGGACAGTTTATATTCATCTTTTTTCAATTTAAATTTATTTTTTGGATCTAGGTAAATATTATATTTTGGTAAATAAAAATCCGGATAATATCTTCTTTTTTTCCCACATATGTCCGTCCAAATGAAATTTATTTTTCTATCTCTTTTCCATTCAATTGAATTATTATCCAACCATTTAGCTAAATTAACTTCCCAGCTTGAATCCATCCATACATCTTTATATTTGAATTTTTTATAATTCGTTTCACCGCCACAATTCGGATTTGCGGCAGAGTTTTGACTAAGTAATACCGATAAACATTTTCTGGAACAAGTTTTCGTTTCGTTTCTTTTTTTCGGAAACTTTATTTTACATATTACACATAATAGTTCTTTTTTTGGCTGACTCGCATAAAACTTTTTAAGCGATTCACTGGTAGTAGATACATCAATCTTTGATTGAGAATATCTTTTAGCACAAGTTATGTTGCAACATTTTTTATGACTTTTATGTGTAGTAGATAAAAACTTTTTATTACAACACAGACACTCTCTTTCTATCTCAATATGTTTTATCCGAGCCCCAGCGGTAGACTTTCCACAACATCTTGATGTGCAATAGAAATTTGAATTTCCATTTTTGATTTGCCTATTATATTCGGCCTTATTTTTCAGGAAAGATATTCCACATCCATTACATTTTAATTCTATTTGTTTCACAGATATAAATATACTGGTGGAGACAAAAACGATTCGTTCTTTCCTCTAAACTTAGAAATTGGTGGAGCAGATGGGAGTTGAACCCACAATCTTCACTTTGCAAAAGTGGTGCATTGCCAATTATGCTACTGCCCCATTTAAAAATCTTACACCAATACATAGTATAAGTCAAATCAAAAAACAAAAATTGGATGATCGTGACTTGCGAATATACGAGGATTTCACTGGTCGTTCCATATTTCG